AAAGCGGGGTTGCGCAGAACACCGCCGTCGCGATGCTGCAGGAATACGGCCAGGCTGGCATGCTGCCGGCCCATGTACTCGCGGCGTTGAAGGCCACGGCGAAGGGTGATCGCCCGGCGCCGTCGCGCTCGGTCATCTGCACCTGGTGCGCACTGCATCGGGAGGGCGGCCTGGCTGCGCTGCTGCCCGAACACAAGGGCCGCGTCGTCGAGGCAGCGGCCTGGTGGGGGCCAGCAGTCGAATACTTCAACGAGCCCAGCAAGCCCGATATGTCGGCCGTGCATCGCAAGCTGGTCGAAGAAGACGGCTTTTCTTGCACCTACGACCAGGTCCGCACCTACTTGACGAGCCTGCCGGCCATGTTCGGCCGCAACAGCCCCGCGCGTATCGGCCGCAACCTCTACCGACTGACCGAAAAGGCATTCGTCCGACGCTCGACTCGCAATGCCCTGCCCGGTGATGTGTATGTGGCCGACGGCTACCGGGCCGACGTGTACCTGGCCCACCCGGTGACGGGCGACATCTGGCGCCCCGAACTGACCGTGGCCATCGACCTGCGCAGTCGCATCGTGGTCGGCTGGCGTGCCGATGAGCATGAAGGCACCTATGCCGTGCAGAACATGTGGGCCGAATGCTTCGCGCGCTGGGGACACGTGCCGCCCATGCTCTACATCGACAACGGCTCGGGCTACAAGAACAAGCTGATGGAATGTGCGCAGACGGGCTTCTACACCCGTGCCGGCATTCAGCAGATCATCCATGCGATCCCGGGCAACCCGCACGGCAAGGGCTGGATCGAGCGGTTCTTCCGCATGGTCAAGGATGACTTCCTCAAGCTGTGGATGCCGCAGTTCTATTGCGGCGACGACATGGCTGACGAAGTGCGCAATCGTGTGGTGCGCGAGATCAAGGCCAAACGCCTGCAGTTGCCCTCGCTGGCGCAGTTCACGGACGCTTTCAATGCCTGGCTGCTGCGCTATGCCAGCCGCCCCCATCCCGAAGACGCTTCGATCACGCGAGCAGAGCTGTGGGCACAACTGACGCCCATTCCGCCGGCCGGCGATGTGGTCGAACTCAAGCGCCAGGTCGCCCGGCTCACCGTGCGCCGCGCGAGCCTGCGCCACGGCAAGCGCGAATACGGCCATGCCGATCTGCACGCCTTCAACGGCCAAGAGGTCGATCTCGAATACGACCTGATGGACGACCACGTCGCCATTGTCCGGTCGACCAGTGGGCGGTGGATATGCGACGCGCACCTGATCTCAGTGATCGATGCGATCGCCCCCAACCGCCTCGAAGAAAAGCGCTCGGCGCGCGCTGCTGACGCCCTCAAGCGCCTGCACGCCAAGATGGTGGAGCAACAGGCCCGCGCTGGCCGAGTTGTCGACATGGACACCGTGGCCGACGGTACGCAGCTGCTCGACGCTGTTCCGCCTGCGGCTCTGCCTGATGCCGACGACAACCTTTTCGATTGGTAGTTTTTTGTAGTTCACCTGGGAGAGAGCATCATGACGAAGTCGCAGCAGTCGGGCCAATGGCCCTCGCACTACAGCGCGCAAGATGTCGCGCTCATCGAAACCGCGCTGGCCTGGATCGCGCAGCGCAAGTACACGCAGGCCGCGCTCTCGCGCCTGGCGCGCATCAGCGCGTCGAGCCTGAATCAAATCCTCAAGGGCGTCTACGCGACCAGCCCCAGCAAGATGCTGGTGGCCGTCGAGTCGGCCATGCGCCATGCCGACGAGTCCGACGGCCTGGCCGTGGCGCCGGTCGAGACCAGCGTCTTCAAGGTGGGGCACGCCGCGTGCAGCATGGCGCGGCGCTATCGCAATTTCTCGATGTTCTGCGGCTATGTGGGCACGGGCAAGACCTTCGCCTTGAAGCACTATGTGGCTACGCACCCGAACACCTACATGATCGAGGCGACGCCGACCATGACGCCGCAGAGCCTGGTCAAGCAGCTCGCTCGTGTGATCGTGGGCATCGAAAAAGGCAGCATCGCTACCAAGTTCGACCAGATCATCGCCAGCCTGCAGAACACCGACAGCCTCATCATCGTCGACGAGGCCGAAACGATCACGCCGCACCAGTTGCACGCCATCCGGCGCATCCGCGACCTGGCCAACATCGGCATCGTGCTTTCCGGCACCGAGCACCTTGCCGGCCTCATCCGGCCCGAGCACGGCCAGTTCGACCAGATCCGTTCGCGCACCGGCTTCTGGCCCGAGACGGTGAAAAGCATCACCGAGGCCGACGCCGCAGCTCTCACGCAATCGGCCTTCGGCGCCGAGGAAGTCGCTGACGACGTAGTCGCCCGGCTGTACGCCTACAGCAAAGGGTCGGCACGCATGTTGGTCGAAGGCCTGATCGCGGGGGTCCGCGAGTTCCGCAAGAACCGCCCGTTCGATGTGAAGCTCGTCGACATGGTCGCCAAGCAGGCGCTGTGCTTGCAGTCGCTGGCGTGAGGGGGGAGACATGGACACCGTTCACATCGACCCGCAGCCCGCAGTTTTCACGCAGACGCTGATCACGCGCCTGGGCAACAGCAACCACGTCCTGCGCATGCTGCGCGCCATCGGCGTCGAGACATCGGGCATGGTCGTGGCCTTCAAGGGCAACGACCTGGAAATCCAGGCCGGCGAAGTCAAGGCCGCCCAGGGGCGCGCGCTCGCCGACGTCGCGGAGGCTGTCACCACCTTCGGCTACAGGCCCGAGAATATCGCCCTGATCCTCGGCGTGCGCGTCGTCTACCGCGTCGGGGCTGCAGCATGAGCGCCACCGTCACGATGGGACCGACCATAGTCAACCCCGCCGCGCTGACCAGCGTCGAAGAACTGCGCACCGAGCTGACCAACGCCAATAACCGACTGTTCGAGATGGCGCTGGAATGCCACGAGCAGGAGCACGTCGTCCGCACCCAGGCCATGCTGCTCAATGCCTTGGTGGATGCCCACCTGGCCAATGACCTGGCGTCGATCACCAAGCAGCTCGCACACCTGACGGACGTGCGCCGCGAGGCCGAGCAGGCCGCCCAGGCCAAGTCGCACTGATTTTTCACCACCCCCAGAGGAACCCCATGGAAAACCAAACCATTCCCGAAGGCTACCGCCAACGCGCCGACGGCACCCTGGTGCCCGAGTCGATGGTGGCGCCCATCGACAAGCTGCGCGACCAGACGATCGAAACGCTCATTGCCCAGGCCAAACTCAAGAGCGCCGAACTCGCGCAGTTCAAGGCGCAGGTCTTCTCCGACATCGAAGCCTTCGTGGCGGCGAGCCTGGAGCAGTACCAGGTGAAGGCCGGCGGCAAAAAAGGCAACCTGTCGCTCGTGTCCTACGACGGCCGCTACAAGGTCGTGCGCCAGATGGCCGAGCGCCTGGTGTTCGACGAGCGCCTCCAGGCCGCGAAGGTGTTGATCGACGAATGCATCACGGCCTGGAGCGGCGGCAGCCGCGACGAGATCAAAGTCCTGGTCAACGATGCCTTCAGGGTCGACCAGGAAGGCCAGATCAACACCGGGCGCGTGCTGGGTCTGCGCCGCCTGGCCATCACCGACGACAAATGGCAGCTCGCCATGAAGGCCATCAGCGACAGCGTGAGCGTGGTCAGCAGCAAGCCCTACGTCCGCTTCTACGAGCGCGTCGGCGACTTGGACACGTACACGCCGATCAGCCTGGACATCGCCTCGGTATAGCCATGACGACCGCCAAAACCACCTATCGGTGCGCGGCCTGCGGCTTCGAGGCGCTGGCGACGGCATGGGTCGATGCTCGCGGTCATGCGTGCCCGTGCTGCGCCTGCAGGTGTTATTTCGACATCACACCCTGGTGTGCCTGGTGCTGCCTGGACGGCCAGATCGGTATGAGCGAAGAGCCGCCGGAAGATGAGCCTGGCTGTCTGAACGCCTACGTCTTCGCTCGCGGCCCACGCGACATCTTGGAGCGGGTCGTTGCTGCTATCGCGCGCCCGACGGCAATAACGCGCGCGTTGCTGGTGCCGGGCATGCCAGAGGCTGGCCCATCCGGTGCGGCAAAGCGATTGCGCGAATGGGTGCACCACTACGAGCAGAACACGCCCGGACATGGGCGCGGCGTGAGCTTCGGCCTAGAGCGTGAAATCGTGCGTCAGCGCGGCGTGAGGTTCTGATGAGCGACCAGGTTACGCACTATCGCAAGCTGCTGGGTATGGCCCGGGGCTGGGCCATGGCGAACCTGCCCGGGTGGGCCGATGAGCTGCACCGCGATCTGCTCATGCGCCACGGCGCCGGCCTGGTCGAGGGCCGGTATTCGGCCACGACCATGTCGGCCGAGCAGTTGCGCGGCGCCCTGGCCGACTACACGCGCCGGGGCTGGCCGCGCCAGCAAGGCAAGGATGGCAAGCCCGTGCCGCCGCGCATCGCCCACATGGTGCGCCTGTGGGGCAAGCTCGGCCAGGCCGGCAAGGTGCAGCAGTCGACCAGGCCGGCGCTGCTGGCCTTCTGCGCGCGCCAGGTCGGGCACGAGGTGCGCGACCTGGACAGCCTAGCCGTCGGCGAATGTCAGCGCGTGACCGAGGCGCTCAAGAGCTGGCTGGCGCGTGCCTGACCGGATCGAATCATGGCCCAGGCCCCCGACCAACCCATCGAACAGCCCACGCAGCCGGCCAGCCAGGATGCGGCCTGGCCGCAGCTCGAGCCGGAGCTGCTGGCCACACTGCCGGCCGTGCTGCGCGCGGTCGTGCGCGCGCTGGGGTTCTCGCGGGCCTGGAAGTGGCTAACCGATCACGGCGGCATCAACATCTATGTCCCGGTCGGCCGGGGCCAGGCCCTGGGCCTCTCGTCGGACGAGCTCGGCCGCCTGCGCGAGGCCCTGGGACCGCACCTGGATGCTTCGAACCGGGTCTGGATGCCCAAGTGCGACAAGCTCTTCATCCTCGTGCGCAATGAACAGATGCGCCGCGAGCGGCATACCGCGAGCATCGCCGCCTTGGCTTTGCGGTACAACCTCACCTCGCGCCACGTGCTCAACATCTGCCGCGAAGAGGAAGACCGGCAGATCGACCTGTTCTAGGCCGGTTTCTCCCCCGACTTGCCCATCTTGGCGCCCTCGTGGCACTCTCACGGCTAGACCTGACCCGTCCGGATGGCCTCATTCCCATTCGAAAGGCGTTTAAAAACGACGTTCCACCCCTGGGATAGGGCGATACCCCACCTCGGGCCGTCAGCGCCTTAAAACGCCGCTTTTCCGGTCACCCCATCCCGGTCTGCGGGAAACGTTTCCTACCTATCTCGGGTTTAAGGCTCGCATCAGACTGCTCCCATTGCATCTGGGAGCCTGACGTGCCCAAGTCCGTATCCAAACCGACCGCCCTGAAACTGCCGCCTGGCACCGCCATTGCCGCGCTCGTCTTCGAGCTGGGCGGCGACGCGGCCGGCTACCCCGAAGGGTGCAATGCCCAGGTCTTTCCTGACGGTCAGTTTCATTCGGACGACGGCCGCCCGGCCCGCCTGACCGATGGCGAGCTGCGCGACTGGGTGATGTCGGCCGAAGTGGCGACCAGCCTGATCGAGCGCCTGCGTGCTTCGCGCAAGCCGATCCTGTACGACTACGAGCATCGGTCGCTGTGGGGCGACAGCCTCGCGGCCGGCTGGATCGACAGCCTGGTGTACGAGGCTGGGCGCGGGTTGTTCGCCCACGTCGACTGGACGCCGGCCGCCGCCGACAAGATCGGCAAAAAAGAGTACCGCTACTCCTCCCCCTGTTTTCTCTTCGACCAAAAGACCGGCGCGATCATCCGCCTGCTCTCGGTCGCCCTCACCAACAACCCGGCGCTGGGCGATCTCGGCGCGGTGGGTCTCACGCATTTTTTGTCCCACGAGGAAGCCGACATGACCGACCAAACCGTGACCGCGCTGACTGTCGAGCGCGACACCCTCAAAACCCAGCTCGCCGGGATCACCGCCGAGCGTGACGGCCTGAAGGGCCAGGTGGTCACGCTGACCGCCCAGGTGACCGAGCTGCAGCAGGCCCAGGCCACTGCCCAGGAAGCGGCCGAGAAAGCCGAGCGGGCCGAGCTGGTGGCGAAAGCACTCGAAGACGGGCGGCTCGTTCCCGCGCTGGAGGTCTGGGCCGCCGAGCTCTCGCTGGCCGACCTGAAGAAGTACCTGGAAAAGGCCGCGCCGCTTTCGATCGTCGATCGCCAGAGCGGCGGCAAGCGTGGCCAGGTCGCGACGCTCACCGCCGACGAGCTGGCCATGTGCAAAAAAATGGACGTCACGCCCGAGGACTTCGTCAAGGCACGCGACCAGGACCAGCCCACCACGCCGGCCGACGACGAGTAGCGATTCCCATCCACCCATAAACCCGATTTACAGACGATTTCACAGACGATTTATAGGAGCCGTTCATGGCAACCACGCTGACCCAAACGCAGATCGACGCGCTGCGCACCACGCTGGTGGCGCGCTGGAATGCCGGCCTGGCCAAGCCCGCCGACGACTGGAAGAAGATCGCCAAGGTCATCCAGTCCAGCGGCAAGTCCAACACCTACGCCTGGCTGACCCAGTTCCCGTCCTTCATCCAGTGGACGGGCGCTCGCACGCACAAGGCCGTGGCCGACCGCGCCTACATGGTGCCGAACCGCCGGTTCGAAACCACCGTGGACGTCCTGGTCGACGACATCGACGACGACAACCTGGGCCAGTACGGCACCCTGGCCGAGTCCGCGGGTCAGTCCGCCCTCGACCTGATGAACGACCTGGTCTTCCAGGCGCTGGCCGCCGGCACGGCCGCGACCTGCTACGACGGGCAATTCTTCTTCGACACGGATCACCCGGTCTACCCGAACGAAGACGGCACCGGCGTGGCTGCCACGGTTTCCAACTTGCTCACGCCGGCCAACAACCCGGTCGCGCTCTGGGTCCTGGCGTGCACCAAGCGCGCGCCCAGCCCCATCTACCTGCAGGAGCGCATGAAGCCGCGCTTCGACATGCTCACCAACGTGCAAAGCGACCAGGTCTTCAACTACGACAAGATCAGCTTCGGCGGCAAGTGGCGCGGCGAGGCGGCCTACGGCTTCTGGCAATGCGCGGTCGGCTCGACCAACCCGCTGACCTCGGCCAGCCTCGCGGACGCCATCAACGCCATGATGGCCTTCAAGGGCGACGGCAACCGCAAGCTGGGCCTGATCCCCGACACGCTGATCGTCGGCCCGAGCAACCGCGTGGCCGCCGAGACGCTCATCAACGCGAGCACCGCCGCCAACGGCGCCGCCAACATCGACTACAAGCGCGTCGACCTGGTGGTCACGCCCTGGATGACCTGAATACCCCCACCCGCGAGCAGTGCAGTGAGCGAGAACCCCTGGGCCTAGTGCCCAGGGCTTTCGCGGAGAAACCGAACCCTCGTCCCAGGGCTGTAGCAGCGAGAACCCCGGCGGCACGAAAAGCTCCCCGTGTCGCCGGGCGGATCGCCCAGCCAGGAAACCCAGGAGATCACCATGCCCCGAATCTATGTCCGCGTGCAGCCCAAGAAGGAAGTGGAAACCTTCTTCCGCTGCGCGATGCAGTTCACGCGAGCCTGGCGCCCGCTCGAAGTCGGCGTCGACGTCGACGCCGCGACGGTCGCCCGCTTGCGCGCCGAGCAGATGCTGGAGGTGTCGATCGAGACCCCGGCCGACTACGTCGAACCGCCCAACGAAGCTGACCCTTCGGGCTCCGGCGAATCCGCCGCCTCGTCCGGCACCTCCAGCGCTGCGCCCACCGGCAAGCCCGATGCCGCACCGACCGATCCCGAGGTGCGTCTGGCCGCCATCGTGGCCGCCATCCGTCAATTCGACGCCGAGGACAACAACCTGTACACGGCGAAGCACATGCCCAAGATCGAGGTCATCCAGGCGGTCACCGGCTGGCCGGTCTCGGCCGCCGAGCGTGACGCGGCGGTCGCCCAGATCGTCGCCGTCACGAAAACCGGAGCTGCCTGATGCCTTTCGCCACCCGAGCCGATCTGCTGGCGCGCAGCAACGCGCGCACGCTGGCGCAACTGGCCGTGCCCACCGACGTGGGCATGGTGCCGGTCGATGCGCTGCGCACGGCGATCGGCGGCGGTGACCTGACGGGCTTTACCGAAGGCGACCAGGCCGCGATCGGGCTGGCTTTGAACGTCATCGACGCGGCGCTGGCCGACGCCGACGCGCTGCTCGTGTCCTACGGCGTGCCCGGCACCGTCCAAAACACGCTGCTGGCGCGTCTGGCCTCGACCGTGGCCCTGTACTACCTGTACGGCGCCGAAATGACCGACGACGTGCTCAAGGCGTACCAGGGCGTGATCGACGTGCTCAAAGCCTACGCGCGCGGCGATGTCGACCTGGTCCAGGGCGAAGAGGAAGGGGCGACGCCGACCGACAGCGCCACCATCACCAGCGGCGTGTCGCGCTACGGTCGGCGCCCGACCGATGAGGATGACGAAGCATGATCTCGCTCAAGCCCCTCATCGAGCTGATCAAGATTGCACCGCCGACCTTTGCCATGCACCGAGAATGGTTTCGCATGGTGGGCGGCGCGGCCGAGTTCGCCAAGATCAACCCCGATCGTCTGCCGCTGCCGGCGGCCTGGATCGTGCGCGCAGCCGACAAGGTTAAGCACGCAGGCGAGCGGTCTGAACTGTTGACCCTGTCGTTCGACGTGGTGATCGCCATCGAGAACGTGCGCGAGCACGGCGATGGCGAAACCGACGACGTGCTGCTGGCCTACCGCCGCGCGGTGTGTGCCCAGCTCGAAGGCTATCCGATCGACGGCACCTGCCCGATCCGCTTCGCGGGCGGCCAGGTGCTGGAGTACACCGACGGCGATCTGTACTGGCGTGATCGCTACGAGTTCGAGACTATTTACACCAACTACCTGCCCGACCCGACGCCGCCCTTCGATTCCATCGTCAAGACTGGAGAAAATCTGTGACCATCACCTTTTCCAACGTGCCCGACGCGCTGCGCTACCCCGGCGCCTACATCGAGATCAACGGCAACCAGGCGGGCCTGGGCGGCGATCTGCCGAAGATGTTGCTGGTGGGCCAGAAGCTGGCCACGGGCACGGCGCCGGCTGGCGAAATCACCCTGTGCGCGAACGTCCCGGACGCGATCGCCAAGGCCGGCGCCGGCTCCATGCTCGCACAGATGGCGGCGCGCTACCGCAACGTCGACACCAACTTCGACCTGTACCTGCTGCCCTATTCGGACAACGCAGCCGGCGTGATGGCCACCGGCACCATCGAGGTCACCAGCCCGGCCACCGCCAGCGGTATGCTCGCGCTCTACATCGGCCAGCGCCTGGTGACCGTGGGCATCAACCTGGGCATGACCGCTGCGCAGATCGCCACCGCCATCGCCGCCGCGATCACGGCCGCCGGCACCGACGTGCCGGTCACGGTCGCCGCCGCGCTGGCCGTGGTGACCCTCACCGCGCGTCACAAGGGCACCTGCGGCAACGGCATCGACATCCGTCTGTCGATCTACGGCGAGCCGGTGCCAGCCGGCCTGGTGCTCGACATCACGGCCATGGCCGACGGCGCGGGCGACCCGGCGCCCGGCGACCTGGCTGCGATCATCGGCCAACGTTGGTTCCGCTACGTCTGCCTGGGCATCAACGACGCCGCCACGCTCGCGGCCTGGCACGCCGAATCGCAACGCCGGTACCAGCCGCCGGTGCAGGCGGGGTTCCGCGCCTTCACGGCCTATCACGGTGACTATGCCTCGGGTGCGGCGTTCGGCGAGACCAAGAACTACGAGCACATCGCGGACCTGTACCTGGACCTGGAACCCGCGCTGCCGTGGGAGGCCGCGGCCGTGCTTGCTGCCGCCGCCGCGCCGCGCCTGTACAACAACCCGGTGATCTCGCTCGAAGGCGTTCCACTGCCGGGCCTGATCGGCACCTCGGGCTACAACGACTTCACCCAGGGCAACAGCCTGCTCTTCAAGGGCATGTCGGTCATGGAGGTCGGCACCGATGGCTCCTGCACCATCAAGCGGCTGATCTCCATGTACCAGACCCGCTCGGACGGCACTGCCGACGACGCGTACCTGGACATCAACATCGCCGAGGTCATGGAGCGTATCCGCTACGAGCAGCGCATCGGCGCCATCCAGCGGTTCCGTGGCACCGTGGCCGCCAAGACCAACGAGGGCTACCGGCCGGGCCTGCCCATCACGACCGAAGACAGCGTGCGCGCGTACCTGCTCAGTCTCTACAAGAACACGCTCATGGCCGAATACGGATGGGTGCAGGGCTACGACTACTACAAGTCCAGCCTGGTGGTGAACCAAAACGCCGACAACCCCTCGCGGTTCGACTTCGCCGACAACCCGGTCGTGAACTCGCCGTTCTACATCCTGGCCGGCAAGTCGAGCTTCCGCAAGGCCGTGCCCACCGTTTAAACGGCCTTCCAAGTCATCTCAAGGAACTGAACCATGGCTCAACTCTTGAACGTCAAGACGGTCTCCGTGCCGTCTTTCGGCAAGCTGCCGCTGGCCGACCAGGGCAACAGCACGTTCACGCCCTCGGGCGTGAAGCGCGAACACAAGCCCGGCCGCCTGGCTGAGGACGGCGGCTGGGTGGAAGGGCAGCAACCCGCCAAGCTGGACCTCACGCTCAACCTGACTCCCGGCGTCGACGTGGCCGGCTTGAACGGCATCGCCGACGAGGATGTCACGGTGCGCCTGACCGACGGCCAGGTGCACCTGATGAGCCTGGCCTTCGTGGCCGATACGCTGCCGGTCGACACCGGCACCGGCAAGCTCACGATCATGTCCAACACGTCGGAACGGATCGCCTGACCATGAAGCTCAAGCTGAAAGTACCGCTCGTCTTCGGCACCAAGACGATCGACGAACTCACCTTCCGCGACTACACGGTCGCCGCCGACTACCTGGCCTTCGACAAGCGCGGCGGCGTCGGGCAGCGTCACGCCCTTATCGCCAGCATGACCGGCACCGACGAGGCGCTGGTGCAGAAGTTGCGAGGCGTGGACTATCGCCGGGCCGAGCGCATCGTCAACGCGATGATCGAGGCCGACGAGATCGCGGCGGAGGAAGATGAAGCGTCCACGTCACAGATGGAGGTGGACTCGGCCGCCGCCAGCAAAAGCGGCCAAGATTCTTAGGGCCATGGCCCTGCTGATGCGTGAGCTGCATCAGCCCTTGTCCGAAGTTGAGCAGTTGCCCTTGCCGAAGCTCTTCATGTTGGCCAACCTGGCCGCCGGCATGAGTGGCAAGACCTTTGAATAGCCTGGGACCATGGCCGATAATGATCTCGACGTCGCGCTGCGACTCCGCCTGCAGGATGCCGGCGCTTCGGCTGGCCTGAAGGCGGTCTCGGACGCGGCCCAGAAGGACGCGGCCAAGGCCGGCACGGCCACCGAGCGCGCGGCGCAGAAAGCCGCCCAGGCGGCCGAGCAGTCAGCCACGCGGGCGCGCAATAGCTACCAGCGTGCCATGCAGGCGCGCGAGCAGCTCGGCATCCGCGCCGAGCGAACGATCCAGCGCGAGATCGCGCAGACCGAGGCCGCGTACCGGCGCCTGGCGGCTACCGGCACCATGGGCTGGCGTGAGCAGGCCCGTGCGGCCGATGCCATGCGGGCCAAGGTACGCGAGCTGACCAACGAAATGGGGCGGTTGACGGCCGCCCAAAAAGCCGGCGCTGCCGTGCGCGGCATTGCGGTTGCCTCGGCCGGTGTGGCTGCTGCAGCCTATACGGTCAAGGGGCCGATGTCCCGGGTCTTGAGCTACGACGACCGCCTGGCCAGCATGGCCAATACAGCCTTCGCTGAGCGGGATGCGTCCGGCCGCATTCAGGGCATGGCGCAGCTGGATGCAGCAGTCAACAGGGCCAATAGGGCCGGAGGCGGCACGCGCGAGCAGGCCGCTGACGCCCTGGACGCCATGATCGCCTCGGGCACGGTGTCGAACACCGACGCGATGGCGATGCTGCCGGGCATCATGAAGGCCGCAACGGCGGCCAACACCAACGCCAACGATCTGGCCACAATCGCGATCCGCGCCAAGCAGTCCTTCGGCATCAAGGCGACTGATATCCCAGCCGTCTTGAGCGCGGCGCTGGCGGCTGGCCAGGCGGGTGGTTTCGAGCTCAAGGATATGGCCAAGTGGTTGCCGCAGCAGATGGCCATGGCGAGCAACCTGGGTATCACCGGCAAAGACTCGTTCGCCAAGCTCGCCGCCTGGAATCAAGCTTCCGTCATCACCGCCGGTACGAAGGACGAAGCCGGCAACAACATGCGCGACCTGCTGAACGAGCTCAACACGCCGCATTTCCGCAACTTCATTGCGACCGAATACCTGGCCAATGGCAAGAAGGCCAAGCCTGGCGAACGCGCAGGCCGCATGTCGAAGATGGACGATATCTTCCTCGACTACCAGCGTCGGGGCATCAACAAGGTCGACGCCACCGTCGACATCATGGATCAGATATTTTCCAAAAACCAAAAATATCAGTCGCTGTCTACGGAGCTGCAGGGAATTCAGAAGTCTGCCCCGAAGGGGGAGTACAACGCGGAACAGATCGCGCGACGTCAGGAAATCCTCGGCTCCATGGAGCAACTGGTCAAGGGCACGGCCATCGGCAACGTGTTCCACAACCAGCAGTCATTGATGGCCATCCTGGGCCTGATGAACAACCGCGAGTATGTGCAAGAGGTATTGAAGAAGACGCGCGGGGAATATTCCGCCGCACCAGGGCAAAGCCAGGTCGACATCGGCTTTGACGTGCGCGCCAGTCGTGGCGAGCATCAGATGCAGCAGGCCGACAACGCCCTGCAGGCGGCGCAGAAGGCCGCGCTGGACCCGATCATGCCTGTCATTACGAAGGTGGCCCAGGGATTCACTGAGATCGCCAACGAGTATCCGAAGCTCGTCGGTGCCACCGAGTTGGGCGTGGCCGCCTTGGCGGCGTTCGCGGGTGCGGTCGGCTTTGCCTCGATCGCGATGGGCGGTAAGGGCCTGTCTGGTGGTAGCGCAATCAGTAGAGCCAGTGCACTGATGAATACGCCCATGGGGCGTGGTGTGGCGAAGTTCGGGAAAAGCGCGCTCGTCTTCGGCGGGCTGGAGCTGGCAAGCGAATACGCCCTGAACTCCTTCACGGCACCACCCAGTGGCACCTCTGCTACGCAAGGCCCCTCCGCGATCAATCGCTATGGCACCAGCGCGTTGCAATACGGTGCCGTTGGTGCCACGTTGGGCAGTTTCCTGCCAGGTGCGGGCACGTTGATCGGCGGTGGTGTGGGCCTGGGTGTGGGTGTGCTCTGGCAGGGCATTCAGGACATTGTCAATGCCATCAAGTCGGAGCCGAAAAAGCCCATCGAGGTCAACACCAAGGTGCAGGTCGAGCTCGCGCCCGAGCTGCGGATGCGCGGCCAGCAGACACAGGTGGACAGCGCATCCCAGTCATACCCGAATACCGGCAATATGTTTATCGGAGCGCCGTGATGAGCTGGCGAGATCGACTGGAGACCGCGTCCTTCAAGGGCACTGACTTCCTCACCGAAAGCCACGAAGCCCAGAATGGCCGCCGTCTGGTAGTGCACGAGTATCCTGGTGCTGAAGAGCCTGATGTCGAAGACCTAGGCGGTAAAGCCCAGGGCTGGCGTGTAGTGGCCTATTTCATCGGCGAAGACTACGACCAGGACGCCGACAGCTTCGAGGCCGTGCTCGACGAGCCGGGCGCTGACTGGCTGACGCACCCATGGCTGGGCCGAATATGGGCGCGTGCACGGACCTGGTCGCGCAGCGAGCGCAATCAAGAGGGTGGGTACTGCCAGATATCCATCGATTTCGTGCCGGGCGGAGCGGACGCTCGTGCGGCCAGCGTCGACCTGGTTGACGTTGCCGACAGCAGCATCGACGACTTTTCCGACGCGTCCGAGGACGACTTCAACCTGCTCACAATGGCCTCGACCAGCGTCAACGCTTTCATCGCACGCGTGTCGGGCGTGCTCGACTATGTGCGCATCGCAATCTCGATCGCCACACTTCCCCTGACCTGGGCGAGCCAGGTCCAGAACCTGGTGCTGGGCATGCAGCGCGATCTGGATGAGCTGGTCGCCATGCCTGCGCGGTACGCCAATACGTTTCGCGGTATCACCGACATGTTAGGTGGTATTCCCGACGACGACGGCAACTCGGGAGCGACCAGCAGCCGCGGTCGCACTACCGGCCCGGTGTTCTCCGACCTCGACCGCCCTCGCGTCGTGGCGCGGCTTGCGTCAATCGCGGCGACCACCGTTCCAAGCGTGCTGACGGGCGCGCCTGCTACTGACCCAGTCCTTCGGGTGAACCTGCAAGCTGAGCAGGTCTTGCGCAGCCGCCTGCTCGTCGCGGCGTCGGCCCAGGTGGCGCTATCCACTTACCGTTCCGAGGCGGATCGGGACGCAGCGCTCACTAGCATCCAAGCCGCGATCGACACGCTGCTGCCCAGCCTGCCCGATCCGGTTTTCGAGGCAGCCGTGGACATGCGCGCGGCCATTACCGCCGCGCTGTTGGCCCAGGACCTGGCGCCGGCCGATCAGCGTGATGTGTCGATCCCGCAGCCAGCGGTCGTTTTGGCTCATCGCTTGAACGTGGACGAAGACATGTTCATCGCCCGCAATGATGTGAGCCATCCGTTGTTTGTGCAGGGGCGGATTTATGAATAACAGCCTGGCCGACGTCGCCGAAATTCAATTCAACAGCCAGCGGTTCGGCCGCTGGCAGACGGTCGACGTGCGTGAGTCGGTCGACGACCTATGCGCCTCGGTGAGCCTGGTGGCGAGCCAGCCAGAAGACGGCCAAGCCGAGGGGTTGGACGCCAACACCGTCACCGACATACTGGTGGGCGGTGAGCTCGTTACCCGGGTGCGCCCCGATCTGATCGATCGCAATGAAGACCCCGAAGATCGCAAGCTCACCCTGCAGGCCCGGTCCCTCGGCCGCGAACTGGTCGACTGCCAGTATTCGGCGACCCTCAACGGGCTGAAGCTCGAAGAGATCGTGAAGCGCCTTTGCGACACGTTTAAAGTGCCAGTGAAGGTAGAGGCCGAGACGCCTATCGTGCCGAATTTTTCGATGCAGTGTGAGCTGCCGTCGAATGCCCTGATCAATGCTGTGCGTGCGGCCAACCTACTGCTCTACCCGTTGCCCGATGGTGGCCTGGTCCTGACCGAGCCGACCGACGAGCCAGCCGTGGCCACGCTGACATACGGCAAGTACATCAAGAGCTACCGCATCATCGACGAGCATCGACTGCGGTTTTCGGACTACGTGGTCAAGAGTTTCGATTATGGCGGCGGCAAGGCCTTGGCCGGAGCCGTGAAAGACACAGGCATCAGCTTCTTTAGGCCCATGCACATCGTGGCTGATCGCTATGGCCAGAGCCTGGGCGGCTGCGATCGCCGTGCTGAGTTCGAACGCAATCGTCGCATGGCGCGCGCGCATCGGATCGAGCTCAAGGTATATGGCTGGTTCTACATCGCCGCCGACGGGCTGCCGCAGTACTGGCGCATCAACACCCAGGTACGTGTGGTGATTCCGAAGGAGGGTATCGACGACGTGTTTCTCGTCGGCGAGCGGGCATTCCGGCAAGACGACCAGGGCGGCACGGTGACCGTACTGCAAGTGATGAAGCGCGATGCTTTCCTCGGTGCCGGCGCGGAAAAGAAAAAGGCCAAGCGCGGTGCTGGCGTGTCGAGGATGAAATGATCAATCAGATCTGGCGCCGCTTGCAGCTCATCGTTGCCCAGGGCGTGCTCAAGCTCGCGGGCCAGAAGACCCTGCAGGCCATGCTGCTCGATGGCGAGCTGATCGACAACCTCATCCGCGTGGAGCCTTACGGGCTTTCGTACATGCCCAAGGATGGCGCTGAGGTCTACTCCTTCTTCGTCGGCGGCGATCGAGCGATCGGTCTTGCGCTGATAGTCGGCGACAAGCGCTACCAGATGACCCTGGAACCCGGCGAGGTCGCCATCCATGACGACGATAAAAACTATGTCCACATCATGCATGGCGGCGTTATCAATGTCCGCGCGAAAACCAAGGTCATCGCCGATACGCCGCTTTTCGAGACCACCCAGGATGCCAAGATCGGTGGCAACTTGATTGTCGTAGGTTCCACGGCGTCCAACGGCGGGTACACCGGAGAGAATGGCGGCGAAGCACAAATGACGGCCGGAATGGACGTTATCGACGGCGATCTCAAGCACCGGGGCGTGAGCGTCGGGAAAGACCACGATCATGACGTCCTGGCCGTGGGTTCCCCGACTTCTGGCGTGAGGGCGTGATGCTCAAGCTCGTTCAAACCGACTGGGGGCAATTCGATCTGGACGTGATCGATGCAGCCGACGACACGGCCCAGGCCGAGGCGGAGACCATCATCTATGCCGCGCTCTGCACCGATGCCGAAGCGCCGGCCAGGCGCGTGCCCGACGCCTATGATCGGCGCGGCTGGTGGGCTGACCCCCCCGCTGGTAGCGGCATTTGGTATTTGCGCCGCCAGCCCCTAACGGACACTGCGCGCCGCGAGGGCATTGACATGGTCGAGACGGCACTCAAGGCGCGCGCGCCCGGTCTGGTCACCGAGAGCGTTGAAGTCGCGCCAGGCATCAGTCCAGCGGGAACCGTTTCCAGCCTAGTGCTCGCCATCGCGGGTACCTATGCTGACCGGAAAGTCCTGATCCAGATTCCGCTGTAGCGATCCTCATGCCCATCCCCTACGACCGTCCGACGTTTGAGCTGCTGCGCACGCGCATCGGGTCCGACTTGGCCCAGGTGCCGGCGGTGTTGCGTGGGCCGTTGAGCTCCATGTGGTCGAAGACGGCTCAAGGCATACATGGGCATCTTGACTGGATCGACCGGCAAGCATCGCCCTTGACCTGCTCCATCGACCGGCTTTACGACTGGGCGGGCCTCTACAGTGTGCCGCGCCTGGCCGCCACGGCCGCGACCGGCAATGTCCAGGCCACCGGCACGGCGGGGGCTTCGGTCCTGGCCGACGCAGTACTTCGCGCAAACGGCCTGGACTACACCATCCCCCAGGCCACTGAGCTGGGCATAGGTGATACGCCTGTGGCGATTCGCTGCACGTCGACGGGTGCAGCTGGCAATCTGGCCGCTGGCCAGACGTTGACGCTAGTCGATCCGTTGCCTGGGGTGTCCAGCACCTTCACAGTCGCGGCGGGCGGCATCGCGGGCGGCGCCGAAGATGAAGACGTGGAAGCCTGGCGAGTGCGGGTGGTCGACGAGTGGCAGACCCGCACGACCGAGGGCGCGCGGGGTGGCCGGCCGGATGACTACAAGTTCTGGGCCAAAAGCGCGCATCCGTCGGTCTCTGGCGCCTTGGTTCAAGTCGGCGTGCTCGGCGCGGGCACCGTGGTGATCCGGCCGTATTGCAACGATCTGCCCAGCCGCATGCCGACCCAGCAGATTCTGGACGCGGTCGCGGCCTATTTCGCCCAAACCGTTCCCGCGACGGCGGACTGGAGCCTTACGGCACCCATTCAGCATGCAGTCGTGGTGTCGCTCGATCTCGATCCCTCGGTCGATACCGCGCCCAACCGCGCGGCGATCACAGCCGCGATCAACGCTTCCGTTCTCGCCGAAGGCGATGAAGACTCTGTGCTTCGACTGGCCGAGATCGATGTGGCGATCGCCACGGTGACCGCAGACTATACGCGTGCTGCGCCGCTGGCCGATATCGCGGTCGGGCCAGGCGAAATCCTGGTGCTTGAACAGCCTATAACCTGGCTTTGAATGGGCTATGAAGATCACGCCGCGCACCGCCCGAGAGTACGCCAATGCTATGGCGGCGCTACTGCCACCTGGCAATGCGTGGCGTTGGCCGGAAAATGGCCTGGTCGGAGACAAGATGCTGCTGGCCACTGCTCAAGAGCTCACGCGCGTGGACGAGGCAGCGCAGGGCCGACTCGACTATGCCATCGATCTGCATCGTCCGGCCAGTTCGAGCTGGACGCTGGAGGACTACCACCGCGTCGCACAAATTGCCCTGGGGGGCCTCACGGAGACCATGCCACGCCAGCCGATGGTGATCGGCTCAACCATCGGGAACCGACTCTGGAGCGAAAACGCTCCCAATGAAGATTTTCCGGTCGCCTTGCTGCGCATCGATCACCTGATCGGCCCGGCTCGTATCGGCGGCTCGATCGGCATGCAGCTATGGGGCGCGCGTGGCCGCTACATCATGCGCGTGCGTTACTACAGCTCGGTGGTCGACCCTATTCCGATTTTGAACACCTTGAAGGCATTTAAGCAGGCTCACGTCGTTCTCTGGTTTGAGGATGTGACTGGCGCTGGAGGAATCTATGTTTCGTATTGACGGGCCTGGCCATCTGAACAATATGTGGGTCGAGGAAGACCCTGCGCTGAATCGTCCGCCCACGCAATTCACGGCGGACTTCATGAACGCGATGCAAGAAGAGATCGCGGGGGCTATCGAAGGGGCCGGTATGCAGCTCAGCAAGGCCGATAGTGGTCAGTTGCTCGCTGCAGTCCAGAAGCTGGCCATGCTGACCAGCGTCCCGCGCTTCGCCGCGATACCTGCGCAGCGTGTGTTGCTGATCAATGCAGCCAATGAGGCCGACAAGGTCTACGCCGACGAGATCTATGTCAAGGATCTCGGTGAAATGATCTGGACTGAAACGGCCTGGGCTGGGGGATCCTTCCAGGGCTACCGTTCTCCGCAATGCGGCCGGCCTGTATTTGGCCATACCCTCACGCCGCTGGCCAGAGAGGTAGACGGCGTGGGTGGACTTTTGCCGAAGACTGCCCCATATCTTGGGCTACTGGCCTATGCCTATGAAAACGGTCTGGTCGTCAGCCAGGCGACTTGGACGGCGAACATCGGCGCTCATTATTTCGTGGACGTCGACGCCAACACCTTCCGCGTTCCCGATATCCGGCAGCAGTTCGCCAGTTTCCGAGCTGGGGCTCCTGACCCTGACACTGCAAATGCGAGAACCCTGGGATCGCGCCAATTGGACGCGCTCCAGAACATTACTGGCGCGCTTGGGTCGGTCCTTAATATCCAAACAAGCGCCAGCGGCGTTTTCGCTTTGGCTGCATCTGGCACTGGTGCTTACGCTACGGGCAATACCGGCGATTTCAATCAATTCACATTCAACGCGGCGAGGGTCGCGCGCACGTCTACAGAAACACGCGCGGCCAACGTGGCCTATTACTCCCGCATCCATATCTGAGGTGGGCGTGTCACTGCAAATGCGCGCGTCCTCGGCTCGCGTCAGGCGGACCAGAATCGGACGCACAACCACGGGACCTACATTGGCGCCGGAGGGGCGCTTAATATCCCCCCGGAGAACCAGATCGCTGGTGGGCAAACTGGCACCGCTGGAAACGAGGCCATCGAAAACCTCAGAATTGTGCCGTCGGGCGGTGCCGAGGCACGTCCGGTCAACACGGCCTATTACCCGCGCCTGCATGTCTAACCTGGCCACGTCACTGCAAATGCAAGGGCAATGGGTTCCAAGCAGGCCGATGCGCTCCAAAACATTACGGGTGACGTCGGCGTGTGGTGGAACCTCTATGTGAGCGGATCTGGTGCTTTCACAGCCACGTCGACAGGCCAAGGGACGATTCCGTCTGCGACTGGAGCTAACGGCGCCGCAGCGCGAGCCTATTTCAATGCTGCCAATGTGGCGCGCACATCGATCGAGACCCGTCCTGCCAACGTTGCCTACTACCCGCGCCTGCGTGTTTAATTTAGACATGCAATCGGGCGTAGTAGGCGACGTTAACGGGTCGACTTTCAGCGCTACCGGTAGCGCTCGTGGCCGCCATAGCGGGATTAATCCCCGCCGAGGCGGCAGAGCCCCCGCCGACTCCCATCGAGCTCTGCGCTTGAGACGAGTTGTGTATATGGGATTGAATGCTGTATCCCTGCCTGCTCCCCAGGCCTCTTGCATTTGCAGTGTTAATTCCAGCTACTAGGAGGCTTTATGGCCACCAAGACCGTATATCAAACCGATCTCGATCGCTTCTATCTTTGGCCGGTGCAAGCGAACGAGCTGCCCTTCGCCAAAGGCTTCTTCAACATCCCGAACGGTGCTTACGAGGATGCTCCGCCGGCATCGCCGGAAGGTTATGGCGCTCAGCGGGATCTGGCCGGCACCGCGTGGGCCGTGGTGGAGGACCATCGCGCCGAGACGTTGTACCTTGTTGGCACCAACTGGCCATACGCATTCGGGTCTGAGTTGCTCATCAACGACGTGTCGCAGTCTTATCCCGGCTGGGGGCCGCTGCCGGCCTGGCTGACCGTCACGGCGACCAATCCGGAGCAGGACGACTAGGTGCAGCCTCAACTGCCCTAAAAAGACGGCGCGACTGCATGAGGTGTTGCAGCACCTCATGCAGCCACCGCTCGCAGAGAATGCCTGCGTTTGGCCAAGGCACCGTGCTGTGCACACAGCGGGCCGAGGCTACCACGCATAGGTCAACCCATGGAAACCATCCGCTGCGGCGGCTGCAATAGGAAATTGGCGGAAGCTGAATACATCAGACTCTCGATCAAATGCCCCCGGTGTGGGGCGATCAATCAAATGCGGGCCGCGAGCCCCTCGCCTGAGCGTCATGGAACGCCTACCTTCAAGGAAGCGCACCATGCAACCCAGGGTCAAGACCCCGATCTTTAACAAATCAAATCACTTTTCGCTGCCTCGCGCCGAGCTGTATCGCGGCGACTGTCTGGCAGTACTCCCCTTGCTTTCTGGTCCCTTCGATGCGGTAGTCACCGACCCGCCGTACTCAAGCGGCGGCCAGGCCAAGGGCAACCGTGCTGCATCGACTGGGCACAAGTACCTCAACTCCGGCCAGGATTCGCCCTGGCCGGATTTCGCGGGCGACGCCAAGGACCAGCGAAGCTATCTGCATTGGTCGGCCCTGTGGATGTCGTTATGCTTCGAGCGGCTGTCGCCGGGCGGGCTGATGGTCGTCTTCGCCGACTGGCGCCAACTGCCCGTGACGTCCGACGCTCTGCAGGCGGCTGGGTTCGCCTGGCGCGGCGTCGGCGTCTGGGACAAGGCGGGCAGCTCTCGGCCGTACAGGGGAGGTTTCAGAGCCCAGGCCGAGTACTTCGTCTGGGGCAGTAAGGGGCCGCTCGCGGGCGACACCTATTCAGCCGGGGTCTTCCGCGTGCAGCAGAAGCCCGGCGAAAAGCTGCACCAGGTCGGCAAACCCTTGCCGCTGATGGATTCCCTGGTGGCCGCCTGCGGCGCCCATATCCTCGATCCCTTCATGGGTTCGGGCACGACCGGCGCGGCTGCTCTGGCTCAGGGTAGGCACTTCACGGGCATAGAGGTCGACGAGAGGTATTGCCGAGTCGCCGTCGACCGCCTGCGGGCGATCTAGGGCAGCTCGACCAGGCCGTCGCGCAGCATGGCCTGCTGCCGGCGACCGAGAGCACTCTTACGCAGCTCCGCGCTCAGTGTGCGACCACGGGGATGGTAGTATCGCATCAGCATACGCATGTCCCTATGCCCCGTGATCTTGGCCAGCTTATGCGGGTCGTAGACCTCGGCCAGGCGGCTAATCGCCTCATGCCGCAGGTCGTGGCATCGGAGGTTCTGGAAGTAGGCCCTGTTGGGCCTGCGGCCATGCTGCAGGCACGCCAACTCGTAGGCGCGCCTGCAACGCCGCCTGGCGCGCATGAAGGCCCTAGTGACGGCGGAGGGTGTCAGGTCGAATAGCCGGCCGCGCATGGGGCGTCCCGCCGCCCAGCGGCGTAGCACCTCATGAGCAATAGGGGTGAGC